TTACAGTTACTTTGCCTGAATTGCGCAAAGCTGTTGACTTATCGTTTAAAACCGGTAAGCTTGAGGCACCTAAGTCTTTTGCACTTGCGAAGGGTAAGGCCTTTCCGGCTTTCCTCTCTTCGCATTTCTGCGAGATCTATGACGACGATGGCTCACTGTCCCCGATTCCGGACATAAAGTGCATTGCGCACGTCCGACAGGTTCTGGAAGCCTTCTATAAGTTACAAGTACCTTACAGCCCAGCTACCGAAGCTGAGACGCTGGAAAGATTCGTTCAGAACGAATTCCAGGTACGTCGTTTTCTTAACGATGAGCTCTTGTGGAGCGATCCGCTTGATCTGCAACTGGTTTCAGGTGCAGCTATGCTTTGTCGGCAGGTCTTCCGCAACTTTGATCCAAAGGATATTATCCCTGGGAACGGGCCAGGCAAGCTTGCTACTGGTGAAGTAGGTGACGGTAAATGGAAAACAACCATTATAGTCAACCAGATTCACCGGAAGTATCCGGTTTGGAAATGGAATTTCCACAACCCGAATATGCTCGTTGACCTGAAGGAAGAGTATTTAGGACTGCCGCGCGTTGAATCTCAACGTTCGCAGGTAAAGCTCGTCCCGAAGGATAGCAGAGGTCCGAGAATAATCACGATGGAACCGCATAGTTATATGTGGATCCAACAGGGGTTAGGCTCGAAGATAGCACGGCATTTGGAAGCCCGTGCGCCCCTAACTAGGGGTCATATCAACTTCACTGATCAAACGATCAACCAAAGCATAGCTCTTAATTCCTCGCTATCTGGCGAGTGGGCTACTTTGGACTTGAAGGACGCCTCTGACTTACTGTCCGAAGAACTGGTGAAGCTCATATTCCGGTTGAAACCCGGTTTACGTGACGCTTTATTTTCAGTTAGGACAGCTGAAACTGTGCTGCCTAACGGTGAGGTAGTACGCCTTAAGAAGTTTGCTGGAATGGGGTCAGCTATTTGCTTCCCTGTGGAAAGCTTCTGCTTTTGGGCTATATGCGTTTCGGCGATTTCTCGCGAATTGGGCATAAGCTTGTATGATGCATCCCGTTTCGTATATGTCTATGGAGACGATATTATCTGTCCCACTGATCTATCTGAAACGGTAATAGCTGCTTTGGAGTCTGTTGGCCTAAAGGTCAATACCTCGAAGAGCTATTACTCCGGGTCGTTTCGTGAGTCTTGCGGTGTTGACGCGTACCTAGGTATTGACGTCACCCCCATAAGATTCAAGAAATTATTCCCCGCGGACCGTAGTGATGGTGAAGCCTTCGCGGCTTGGTGTGCTTACGGAAATGCTTTATTCCGTAAGGGTTATCACTCTCTCGCGAATACAATCTTCAGGGATTTAGGAAAAGTATTTGGTAGAGTTCCCTACGGGACCTCGACCTCATCCTTCCCTTGTCGCATTGTGGACGATCCCACTCAAGCTGAGATCCTGAACAAGGAAATCAGAATAAGGTGGAGAGTTGGCGGAAGATACCAACGTATGGAGTTTAAGGTTAAAAGACTCGCTCCGTTGAGCGAACCTACGACTCTGGACGGCTGGGCTCGTCTAACCCGCAATCTAATTGCTGGAACAGGCGATGAACCTTC